GGAGCCAGAAGCATCTCGTCCATGTCGCAGACCACGATCATGTCCGCCCTTCCGCGAGCCTGCTTCCACGAGTCATTTTTCATATTCAGCAGGATGGTGTCGTTGATTTCCCCGCCAGTCTCCATGTGTCCGACTGTGATCCAGTCGCCCTGCGCCTGCAAGTACTGGATGCTGCCGTCGGTGCTGCCATTGTCGAACACGGTGACATGGCTGGCGTACTTCCGCCAGTAGTCAACCGCGAAAGGCAAAATGCTCATTTCGTTCCAACAGAAGGTGAAGACTTCTACTCTCATGCCCATAAATCTTTATGCTCGTCCAGCCACTTCAACTGACGTTCGAGGTTGTTGTTTTTCCAACTTCCGCTTCCGTAGTGAATCATCAGCGGACGTATGTCAACGTGCCGGCCCACCAGCGCGGGCTTCATGCGGCGCACGTCTTCGAGCAAAACCGAGCCCGTGTCATACCAGTTTTTCTTGTTCCAGTATCCGTCCAGGAGCCCGTATGTCCGCTCTGGGTCGAAATACCTGGCACCGGCACTTACCAGGAGAGGCACGTTCATATAGCAGAGCATGGGCATGATACGACCGATGTGGTAGGGGTTGTTCTTCTGATGGTCAATGACATGACCACAGACTGCGCGGTCCTCCATGAACATGTGGTCTATTGATTCACGGATCAGGATGTCACTCTCCATCAAGAGGAAGCCCTCCCCGATGATGCCCCACAACTCCTGCACAGTGCGCATATGCTTCGCGCTTCCGAAATTGCATCCGGCTGCGCAGCCTATCTTCTTCATCCGCGCAGGGAACTGCATCAGGAACTCCTCGAAGTCAATAATCTGCCCTCTCGTGTTATCAAGACGCTTCACGCCTTTCATGCGCTTTTTGAACGGACGCTTGTCTGAATTGTCAAACACAAAGACCTTGTAGTCCTCCCCTCCATGCTTTCGGAGGGAACGAATGGCTGCCTCGGTCAGTTCGGGCGTGTTATAGTGTATGATTGCAACGTTGCGCACTGGTTTCTTTGCCATATCAAAAATCGCTTGAACTTGTCTGTGAATCTATGACTGAATCGCTATATGGTACGGTCATCACAGTCTCGACTGCGGTGATCTGGATGGTGTTCTCGTGATAATCGGCATGGAAACTCTGAATCTGAAAAATGACTCCGTCGATTCCGAGGAAGGAGTTGCGGGTCAGGTCCCGGTTGAACCTCGTGCGCACCATGACGGTGTCGTAAGCGTCGAGCGCACCCTCGCGCATGGCTTTCACTCCTTTAGTCCATGTAACATCAGCCCAGACATCAGCCACCTTTGTGTAGGTGGTCTTGCTTCCGGTCTTTCCGTACTTGCCGGCGTTGTATTCGACAGCAAGTATGACGACACGTTTGTTGAGTATTCCTGTTGAGTATGCCATAATTATTCATTTTGAGCGTTCAGCGCAGCAAGTTCTGCCTGTATCTGTTTCACCTCGTCATCGGTCAGAGGCGGTTGGGCGTCTTTCTCCCAGGGGAACTCCATCAGGTCTTTCGGGCTGTTCAGATTCGCCTTTCTCATTCCCTCCGAACCGACGAAGGCTTCCATGATGCGGTAGGTCTGCCATCGGGTCGCGCTCCACATGCCTCGTGACCGGGAGGCGTAGCCTCTTTGAATGAGCACGATGTCGGAGAACTTAAGCTCATAGAGGTATTCGCGCCTCGGTATCCCGATTTCGCCCACGAACATCTGATACCGCTCGTGGGCGGTCATCAGTTTTTTGGCTTTTCCTCCCCTTCTTTCGGCTCGTCGTCCTCTTTGATGACTGCCGGGATGCCATACCACTCGACGCGCATTTCCGCCACGGTCTTCACCAGTTCGATGAGTTCCTGGGCAGTGGCGTCATAGAGTAGAGTTTCACTTGTCACGGGTGGTTCTTCTCCCTTTTTCGAGTAGTAACTCACAATGGCGCAGAGTCCCAGGATGATGAGGTCCTGCTGTGAGTTGAAGTCGATGTCATGTATGCTCTTGCCACGGAGTTCTTCGAACCCGTTTTCTGTGGCCGCGCAATAGAGCAGGCTCACGTCCTTGCCCTGAATTTTCACTTTTCTTTCCATAGGTTGTTGTTGCAGTTAAAATCGCCCTGCCCCCACTCGGCAAAAGAGTGGAAGGCGCGGGCGCAAAATAGGAAGTTATGACGTAACTGTAATGGGGCCGAAGCCGTTGAGAGTCGCAGAATAGGTGGCGTTCGCCCTGTTCTGGCCGACAGGATTCACCGAGGTGATTTTGCACTGACCGGAAGCTATGCTCGTACCTTTCGTGCGGTTGCTCGTTCCAGAGAAAATCGCCAGTTCCCAATCAAGCGGCGTGTCGGTCATGCCGGTGATCATGTCGTTCAACTGGTTGGCGGTATCGGTTCCGACGCCGATGAGCGCACTCACCTGGATGTCATACGATTTAGCGGTGATTTCAAACTCATCCCACAGTCCTGACACGTCGGTACTGTCCTTCGTGGTGGAGTTCTCCGTCGAAGCGGAGCAGTGGAATGTGAAATCGGTTGCGAGGGCGATCACCTGCATAGCATTGTCGCCGGTGCCTTTCTTCAGGAGAAGGCGTAGATGTTGACCTTTATCCATATCTCAAAAGTATTAGGAGAGGGCTCCGGTGCCCTGGTAAGTGGTGGATACTGTGATAGTCGCCCGGTTGTTCGCGACAATAGAGACATCCGTCAGCAGTGCCTGGCCGGTTCTTGCGAAGTCGGCCTGTGCCGCTGTGCGGTTTTGGGAACCTGCGGTCGTCTCAGTCTGGTCGAAACCGACGCTGACTGCCGCACCGCCATTGAATCTGGTGAGAAGTGCCTTGATGGCTGTTGCCGTAGCCTCATAAGAGTCCACCTGCACTTGCCATGACTTCGACACCATGCTCTCGCTGGTGTAGTCGCCTTCCGTATCTTTGGTGGAAGCGTCTTCCATGTTTCCAGTCATCTGCACGGAGCAGTTGGTGGCTTCAGGAACTGCGCTGCCGCCTATGAACACGCGGAAGTTCTGACCTTTGATTTTTGTTAATGCCATGATTTATCGAATTAAAAATTATACGTTTGTGTCACATTGATAGCGAAGGGTCATGAAGTAGCAGGGCTTGAGCCAGTCGTAGGTCTTCTCCGTCGTGCTGAAGTCATACCCGAGTGGTATCAGGCTGGTCAGGTCCTCGTCACCCGCTGCGGGGGTGTACGTCTGCATGAAGGTGTCCACCTCGCTTCGGACCAGTTCTGCAAGGTCGGTCAGATCATCCGGAGACTCTGCCGCCACCTCGATGCCGATGGTCACCCTGTCCTCGTCTCCCTGGTAGGGGTTGTCCTTTGTCTCCGACAGATTCGTCAGCGGTTCGAAGGTCACCACCAAGTACGGCAGCGGTGTGTTGAGCACATCCTCGTCCGAACCGGGGACGGCTATCGGATAGATGCGGTCACCCACCAGCGCGGTGATGCGTAACGAAGCATTCAGGGCTTCCAGGAATATTCTATCGGTTTGTAAACTCATACACTTTTCGATGTAAACTTGTCCAGGGGTTTACTTTTTGTCGAAATATTTCAGGCAATACAAGCCGACCATCGCGATGATGCACAGCACGGCTATTCTCCACCTCCAACGCTCCCACCAGGAAGGCTGCTTGACGATAGTCTGCTGTTGGTCGCTGTCAACCACCCGGTAGATAGTGTCGGTGGAATGCTTGATGACCGTATCTGTTTTCACGTTCCATCTGTCGCGCCATCGGTCTTTGTAGATTTCCAACTTAATTGTGTCACCTCCCTGGTTGACGGTCACTATTTTCTCCGTCTCAATCCGCAGCGTGTCATGTGAATGTTCCGTCTTCACCTTGTAGAGTGTGTCGGTTTTCGATAAGCGCAGAGTGTCATGAATGGAGACGTATTCCGTCACCGTTTTCGTCCGGCATCCGGTCAGCATCATGACCGCCAGAGAAAGCAGCCATGCACCTAAAATCCAGAGCAGCGTCTTCGTTTTCATGTTAATTATTTTTGGTTTCTTCGACACGTCGATGCTGACGTGTTAAATTTTAAGCAGTTTTCAACCTGCTTATTTCGCCCGTGCATAAATTTTAAGCGAAAATGCGCATAATTTTTCGCTTAAAATGTGTCCTCACCCCTTCCTCTCGTAAAACGGGCAGGTCTTAGGGTTCCCGGTCGGCAACGGCTTGGTCGTCGAGATCCGGCAGAAGCCGTAATCGTTGGACCAGTATTTACATTGTTTGCATTTCATAGGCTATCTTAGTAATTCGATTAACGCGCAGGCTATCAGGCCGAGGACGGCTCCAATCAGCGCAGCGAGACCGCTCTTCGGCGGCTCGTACATTTCGAAGTTCATAGGCTGTTGAGATAGGATTCTATTCCCTTGACGTGGACATCGACGATGGCCTGCTTGCCTTCCTCCGACAAGAGGAACTTGACGTCTCCCATGTTGTCCTGGAAGAAATTCTCCGTGAGGGCGGCTGCACACTTGGTTTTGCGTAACACCGCGAACCCTGCTTCATAATCTGGATCACCGTCGCTCCAGTCGCCTTTGACCGATTTCCCCATTGCCGGGAAGACTTCCGACGCTGCATTGTACAGGCACCGGGCCAACTTGTCTCCCTGCGTCTGCCCGCGACTGGTCCATACTGACCAGAAACTGGCCTTCATCCATTGTCCCATGCCGGCTGCATTGCAGTGCACGGAGACGTACAGGCAGTTCTTGGCTCCATATTTTGTGCACAAATTGTTCACA